TGAACATAACACACGAAGAAAGAGTAAAGTTTCTCAAGTCTCACAATGACTTAAAGAGTATGCTTATGACAATACATGAGTGCAATGACCTATGGATTTCTGATGTAGGTAAACTAGAAAACCTTGAGCATTTGTTGCACAGAGTAATGAAGTTTGTGCCTGAGATGGATGATGAAGGCAGACCAAAGTATTATGCAGACTATGTGCTTGAAGAACTTGACAATGATAAATAAAACATATACAACTAACTATCAGTTGACATTTAACAAACAGAAGGAGATATGATATGCCGTTTGATTTTCCAATGCAGGACATGATTCCTGAAAACCTAGACTTCACTGTAGCGTTTGAACCTACAAAGGTGAAGGACAAAAAGTATGTAATCAATGGTGACACTGGTGAATACATCGGTGTCGTAGGTGACACATTCAACTGTGCATCACACACAGAGTTCTTTGAGGGTGTCCATGACACTGTGACTGAGAACTTGGGTGCGGCTCAGTGTGAAGGCATGAACATGAAGTGGCGTAGTGCTAGGCAGAACGCATGGGCTATGCTTGACATGACCCTGCCTAATGTGACTGCTCGTATTGAGACAGACAAGCATACCACAACTATTGCACAGCGTATCATTGCTTTGCATGGGATTGACGGTAGCTGTTCTAACCAGACATTCTTCGGTGCTATAGATTTCTTCTGCACTAATGGAATGATACGTGGTGAGCATGACAAGGTACGCAGAAAGAACACTGCTAACTTTACAATGGACAGGTTCATTCGTGACCTACGTGAATCTACACAGTCGTTCTATGCACAGTCAGAGCGTCTACAGGGCTGGGCTAACAAGCCTCTGTACCGGGGTGATGTCAAGTCTATGCTTGATACCCTGCTGAAGTCTGACCGCATGGCAGAGAAGATGTTTGGGTTATACAATCAAGAGGCGAGTGTGCGTGGGCAGAATGTCTGGTCATTGTACTCTGCCTTTACCAACTATGCCAGCTATGCTGATGAGCGTAATGGTTTCAACCTACGTAACACTGGCAAGGATACAGGTGCTGTGTCCATGTTCCAACGTGAGAGCAAGGTGTCACAGTGGATTGAAAGCAAGCCATTCAAGGAGTTGATTGCAGCATGATACAACCAACTAAAGTATCTTCTGAGGAGCGTGAGGCACTTGGCCTTGCGCTTAGAAGGGGGGACATTAGAAGTGACGGATATATATTCAGGAGATACTACAAAGATAAACATTCCAATGTAAGAGAGATGTGGATGTCCCCTGAATACTATGAAAAAGAAAAAGTTGTAAAGCGTGAGATATCATCTCGAATATACAAATACAATTATGCGTTGCTTACCAGATACAAAACTATGAAGGGATGCTCTGAGTGTGGTTACAAAGAAAACGCATCAGCGTTACAGTTTGACCACATACATCCTAAAGATAAATACAAAGAGGTCAGCGCAATGTATACATATAGTTTGGCTTCTATCAAAAAAGAGTTAGCAAAGTGTCGTATTTTGTGTGCTAATTGCCACGCTATTCACACGCAACAACAAAGAAAGGATGGGATATTTGACAATGAAAACAGTTGAAGATTTAGTATTGACATACTATTCTTCCAACGATTTCAGTATGTTGAGAGGTAAGTCTAAGAAAGACTATCAATACTTTCTCAACGTGCTGGTCGGTGAGTTTGGCAATGAGTTGTACAACGAAGTGACAAGCAAGCAAGCCAAACACGCATACGAAGAATGGGTGAAGCGTGGCATCACGTTTGCCAATCATGTGTGTACTGTATCATCACTTGTATACAGGTACGCAATGGAGATGGAGTATGCTACTGTCAATCCGTTTGCTAACATCAAGCGTAAATCACCTAAACAACGAAAGGTTGTATGGACAGAGGATGACATACAGAAGTTCCTGTCATTCTGTTATGGTGACTTTGCCTATCGTAACATTGGAATGATAGTTCACATGGCATACGAGTGGTGTCAGCGTTTGGGTGACATGCGATTACTTACATGGGATGTTGTAGACTTGGACAAGCAGAAGCTGTATCTTGAACAGTCAAAGCGTAGGGCAGAGGTAACACTGCCTATCAGTGATGACCTTACAGAGATGCTGGTACAACAGAAAGATGACTTTGGCTTTCAACAGTACGTTGCTCCTCGTCCACGCCCCTCTGGTGGCGTTTATCATCCGTACAGTATAGATAGACTGTCCAAAGCAGGTCGGCAAGTGATGAGGCTTGCAGGGCTGTCTGAGGAGATACGGTTGATGGACTTACGTAGGACAGGTACAACTGAAATGGTAGAAGCAGGTGTCGGTATGGCACAAATCATGTCGGTTACAGGACATAGTAACCCACAGTCTGTTAAACCGTACATGAAAAATACTTTTGCTAGTGCAGATTACGCATTGACAGCACGTGAAATGCATGATATAAGCACATACAAGTGCCGACAAGGAGAGTGATACATGTATAATAATATATTAAACACTATAAGTGATATAGATATACCTAATGGACATACAAAAAGAATGAATTGTCCAGAGTGTAATGGCTATAAAACATTTACAGTGACTAATAACATGGGTTCTCTTGTATGGAACTGTTACAAGGCATCCTGTAACGTATCAGGCGGCAAGAAGGTACACCTGACTGCTGATGACATACGTAATACAATAAAGGATGTCGAGCGATTCGCAGAGGACAAGTTCGAGTTACCGCCATACGTGGTGACTAATCACACAAACGTATACATTGATAGGTTTTGTGCGACTTGGGGCTTGGACATGGAAGGGCATGGCCTGATGTACGATGTGAAGGAAGACAGGATTGTATTCCCTGTCATACACAACGGCAAGATGGTTGATGCTACAGGTCGTTCTGTAATGAAACGCTTACCTAAATGGAAGCGATATGGAAATAGTGGCTTGCCTTATACCTTCGGGTGTGGTAAAGTCGCTGTAGTTGTTGAGGACTGTGTGAGTGCAGCCATAGTGGGCAATGATGTATTGTGTGGGGTTGCTGTGTTGGGTACGTCATTATCTTCCAGCCACAGGCAGTATCTTTCACAGTTCTCAACGGCAGTCATAGCACTAGACCCCGATGCACTGCCCAAGACATTATCAATGGCGAAGGAACTCAGAGGATATGTGGATGATGTCCGTGTCCTTCGCTTGACAGACGATTTGAAATACCGTAGAGAAGAAGATATCGAACAACTAACCCACATAGGAGATACAGCATGGAATTAGCATTAGTACGTAGCCTTATGGACAAGTCGTTCTACGATGACCATCGTGGTTCTAAATGTCCAGACCGCCTGTTCAGTAAGGATGTACGTAAGATTAAACAGGCTATTGATAAAGCAATGGATAGGTATGAACGTACCGTCAATCCAGATGAGATTGAAGCACTGTTCATGTCAGACAATCCAACGCTGACTACAGCACAGAAGCAAGCCTATGCATCTCTGTTTGCGTCTATCAAGAAGGAAGACCCAATGGGTGGTGACGTAGCACAAGAGGTGCTGTCCAAACTATTCCAGCAGGTAGTAGGTGAGGACGTAGCTAACATTGGCTTTGATATGGTCAATGGTGATGCGGCTACTCTTGAGAAGCTACGCAACCTGCTTGAGCGTTATGGTGATGACTTCATTCCTAATCTTAACATTGAGTGGGATGACATCAGTATTGAAACACTCATGGCTAAAGCTGAGTTGGAAGCACGTTGGACATTCAACATACCTAGCATAACACGTAAGGTAGAGGGCGTCAGTGGTGGTCAGCTTATTGAAGTAGGCGCAAGACCAAACACTGGTAAGACATCCTTTCATGCCAGCTTGATTGCTGCACCGGGTGGGTTTGCCCACCAAGGCGCACGATGCATTGTGTTGTGTAACGAAGAGCCTACTCATCGTGTTGGTGCTAGGTATCTGACTGCCGCCTGTGGCATGACAGCCCGTGAGATACGTGATGATATGTCAAAGGCACAAGCTATGTACAAACCTGTGATGGACAACATCAAGATTAAAGAAGCAGGTGGACGTGACATGGCATGGGTAGAGTCCGTATGCAAGTCATACAAGCCAGACATACTTGTGCTAGACATGGGTGACAAGTTCTCTGTTGAGGGTTCATTTGCCCGACAGGACGAGGCACTAAAAGCATGTGCTATGTATGCAAGGCAGATTGCCAAGACGTATGACTGTGCTGTATTCTATATGTCACAGTTGTCTGCTGAGGCAGAAGGTCGCACCACACTGAACCAATCCATGATGGAAGGCTCACGTACAGGTAAGGCAGCAGAGGCTGACCTGATGCTATTGATTGGTAAGTCACCGTCTGTAGAGGGGCAGGAAGAAGACAGCCCCATACGACATGTCAATGTTGTAAAGAACAAGTTGAACGGTTGGCATGGGCAACTGCACGTAGAGTTAAACTATCAGACAGCGAGGTACGAAGGATGAAGGTAACATTAGACGTAGAGAACACCGTCACCAAGCGTGATGGTAAGATACACATGGACCCATTTGAGCAGGAGAATACTCTGGTCATGGTGGGTGTATTAACAGACCAAGATTTCGAGGCGCATTTCCCATTTGACCATCAAGACATGGAGAAATTCTCCCATGTTCCTGAACAGCAGGTTGCGTTATCCACTCGTTACCATGAGCGTGTGCAATGGTTCTTGGACAATGCTACTGTGCTTATTATGCATAATGCAGCGCATGACTTGCTGTGGTTGTGGGAGTCAGGCTTCACGTATGATGGCCCTGTGTTTGACACGATGCTTGCTGAGTATGTACTACAGCGTGGTATCAAAGAGCCACTGTCTCTTGAGGCTTGTGCAGAACGCTATGAGTTGGACACAAAGAAGCAGGACACACTCAAAGAATACTTTGCTAAGGGTTACTCAACACGTGATATACCTTACAATGAGTTGACTGAGTATCTGTCTGCTGACCTACATGCTACGCAGCAACTGTCTGACAAGCTGATGTACAGGCTCAATACACCTGCTGATTCAGGGCTGATGACTACTGTACAGCTTACTAATGAGGTGGCTGTGTCTCTGTCTCGCATGTATCAGAACGGCTTTACTATTGACCGCAAGGCATTGGAAGATGTGCGTACTGAATACGAACAGGAGCGTGATACACTGAAGCGTGAGTTGCAGTTAATGGTAAAGGAACTGATGGGTGACACACCTATCAATCTAAATAGTCCAGAGCAACTGTCATGGGTTATATACAGTCGCAAGGTGCTGGACAAAGAGTATTGGGGCAATGCTGTTGACCCATATATGGATGAGGCAGACTTCCGTAGCCTAGTAAACGCTGGTACGGAACGTCTATACAAAACTAAAGCGACACAGTGTGGCGTATGCAAAGGCACTGGTCAGGTAAGAAAGGTAAAGAAAGATGGAACACTTTTTGCACGACACAACCGTTGCACGTCATGTATGGGGAATGGGTATACTCTTTCTCCTCTACCTGCTGTTTCGGGGTTGAAGTTTAAAGCACCGTCACCTAAATGGATGAGTGCTAATGGGTTTACTACTAGCAAAGACAAGCTACAGTTTCTTGAGGGCAAGGCACGTACTGCCAAGCGTGATACTGCTGTAGAGTTCTTGTCTAAGGTACGTAGACTATCTGCTGTGGAGACATACCTATCATCGTTTGTTGAAGGTATTCAGACACACACAAAGGCTGACGGTAAGTTGCATGTCCGTCTGCTGCAGCATCGCACTGCCACTGGCAGATTTTCTGGTGCTAACCCTAACATGCAAAACATGCCACGTGGTGGTACATTCCCTGTGAAGAAGGTGTTTGTATCCCGGTGGGATGGTGGTAAAATCATGGAAGCAGACTTTGCACAGCTAGAATTTCGTGCGGCTGCATTCCTATCACAAGATGGAGTAGCAATTGAAGAAGTTTCAACTGGGTTTGATGTTCACTCATATACGAGTAAAGTTATTTCTGATGCTGGTCAACCTACGAATCGCCAAGAAGCGAAGGCTCACACCTTTGCGCCCCTTTACGGGGCAACGGGGTTCGGACGCACACCTGCCGAAGCAAAATACTACGAACACTTTACGGAAAAGTACGAAGGAATTGGGTTTTGGCATACCAGATTGGCTAAAGAAGCTATGAACACACGTAAGATTACTACACCGTCAGGCAGAGAGTTTGCTTTTCCTGATGTAGTACGTAATGCACGTGGTCGTGTATCCAACTTTACACAGATAAAGAACTATCCTGTGCAGTCATTTGCTACAGCAGACATTGTGCCTGTGGCATTATTACACATAGAAAAGTTGCTATCGCACATGAAATCATGTATAGTAAATACAGTGCATGATAGTATTGTCATTGATGTACATCCAGATGAAGAAAGGAGTGTTATTGAAGTCATCAATGAAACAAACAGAGTTTTACCAGAACTCATCCAATTACGGTGGGGATGCGTATTTAATGTACCACTGTTATTAGAAGCAAAAATTGGTGATAATTGGCTTGACACGAAA